TTAGGTGAACATGTCGCCCTGGCGTCGGGCGATCTCTTCTTGGCGTACCGTCTTCACAATCCTGTAAATCCACTGAAGCGACACGCCGAACTTGCGTGCCAGCTCGCTGTGGTTGGTACCGTTGAATTCATCGTAAATCTGTTGATCGCGCCGGGACAGCTTCACGGACAGGCCCATCGGAAAGTAGATGTTCTGCCCGCCCCAGTGAGCCGCCATGCGATCGGCGATCTCGCGGCCAAGCTGCTCGGCTTTGTCCTGGTCGATGCTACTCAGTTCAACCAGCGTGGCGGCGACATGCACGGAGAGGTCAACTAGCAGCTCCGGGCCTTTACTTCGGAATTCTCCCTTCATGCTTCCTCCTCGGCATAGTGCCTCAATACGGTTTGAAACTCGGTTTCGGTCATGTCGGCCACGCTGGCCCTGCGACCCAGTACCAGGCCGGCACCATCACGCAACTGCTCTTCTTGGGCCATAAGCATCTCGTAGCTGGTCGGTAGCGCCAGGTGCATGGCCTTGGCCAACTTGGCACGGCGATCCTTGGTCACGCGTTCGCGCCATTCCTTTAAGTGCTCAATCACCTGGCTGGCCTGTTCGGTCGAGAGCCATTGCAGGGTGTCAACCTTGGTCATACGCTTCACGAAGGCACCCAAGGCTGCCTCGGATGAGTTGCGTACTACTTCCATGCCGGCCAGTTCCAGCCACAGACCGCGAATCATCTTTGACTGATCGTCGCTGGCCTGTGGCCGATCGCTTTTCTTGGAACGCACCTTGAAGCCGCTACGCTTCATGTGTTCCAAAACCTTCTCCAGCTCTGGAACGGTCAAATCGGCCGCAGATGCCTTGTTTCCAATCCGCTGCAGGATGGCACGGTAGCTGTCGTCATCCAGGGCGATATCTCGCTTGGCAACGTGGATCAGCTTGATCAGGCGCTGGCGGTCTTGCTTCATTTTCGGTGCATTCATTTTTGGCTGCTCATCAGTACCCGGCAACCACACCGGGCAGACCGCCTTTCGGCGGTTTCGCTTCTTGCTAATCCTGATCGTCGTCTTCCTCTACTTCCTCTTCGATTTCGCAGGGCGTGACGCTGAAGGGCAACTTGCCTAGCCGGTCCAGTGCAATCAAAACGCCAAAGCGAATCCCCTTGGCAATATCGCTATCTGCTGCAACCGTCAGATCGCCCAGTTTCAATTCAGCAGTACGGTTCTCGGTGATGAGCTTCAGTTGGGCCACTTGGCTTTCATGCCAGCTCTGTAGTTGTTTGATCACGCCAATGAACTCTGGATTAGCTGTTTGCATCTCACGCACCTTTCGCTTGTCGTATGGTTTGCATCACTAACGTCAGACCCTTGGCATCGCCCCGGCTTCGCAGCCAGCCCAGAAACCTCTGCAGAGCTGCATGTTTGGCTTTGTCGTCATCAGCCTCTGGAACACCAGGCACCAGCAACGTCACGTTGTCGTGGGCGATACGGGCAACGGCATCCATCAGTTCGCGTACCTTCTGGTCATCTCCCGAAACCATTGGGATGGCGCCTTCCGGTACCGACTCGCCAAACTCAATCAGCCCGCTTGCCCAGCAGTAAGCAACAGTAGCCATCTCACACCCCCGCAATATCCAGCGCGATTGGCTGGTACTGGTCGGTCTCGCCGATGCGTTCGTACACACGGATATAGCTCTTGCTGCCCACCACCTGCACGGCCTCGCCAATGGCCGTCATGGCGCGCTGCCAGCGTTCGTCCTTGATATCCAGGCGGCGCAGGGACAGCACGCGGCCGGTGTTGATCTGGCCTTCCTTGTCGGTGTCGAACGCTTGGTTGACGATGGCCTGCAGCTCCGGGCTGGCGCCTTCCGTCCAGTCGGCCAGGCATTCGTCGATTAGCACTCGGGCGGCCTGCAGGCGCTCGTCGAAAGCGATGCGATCCTGAATCGCGCGCTGGATGCGGTACTTGCCGTCGAAGCTATACAGCGTCAGGTTGCCTTTCTTGCCACCCAGCTTGGCGTCGTACTGCTCGGCCGACAGGTCAAGAAATGCGGCGATATCGCCAAAGGCTTCGGCCTTGAATTTGGCCAGCACGTCGGTCACGCCACGCGCTTTGCCCACCAGTTCGTTCACCAGGCGATCGCGCTCTTTGTCGATCGGCTTGATCATGCTTTCAGGGATCAAGCAGCCCTTGGCGTCTTTCCAGTAGCCTGCCGGTACTCCCTGTTTTGTTGCTTCCATCATTTGCTCCTTAGTCCTATCAATTGCTTCACCTTGTTCAGCTGCTCGCGGTTTGCGGCCAACCTTTCCGGGGTGAAGAAGGTTGTCTCGCTGGCCTTCCAGAATCCCCCGCTATGGTGTGCCGGTGCATCTGCCAGCAGGGCTGGCGGTTCCGGTACCGGCGTATCCAGCGGCACGGCTTCCGGCTTGGTGGTACTCGCCGTGGCCGCGTGGGCCGCAAGCTCATCCTGATAATCTGCCCACACGATTTGCCGGGCGTCCTGCAGGCTGATTTCCTGCTCTGCGGCCAACCTTTCCGCCTCCCAGCGCAGCCTTGCCTTGGTCTCTTCATCCAGCTCAGGTGGTGCGCTCATTCGTGCGAACCTTCATGCCGTTCTCCAGCACGGCCTGGATCAGTACAGCGTTCTCTTTGGTGATCAGCCTGGTATCAATCCCCAGCTCGTGGTGCAGGCGCACCAGTTCTGCCACCGGCTTGGGCACGTTGCGGCCACTCTCATAGCGGCTGCCGCCGGACTGTGTCACGCCCACCTGAGCCCAGAAATCAAACTGATTCAGTCCCTTGCTACTACGCAATGCGCGATAGTCTTTACGCTGTTTACTCATGACGATTTCCCTTCAATTAATGACCAAACTCGGTCCAAACGATGCGGCAGCCGCCCAGATTGAACTGCCCCTCGCGGTACGGCCCGAAGTGCTCCTGTCGGCCGTAGCTGAAATACACCGCCTCGTTACTGGCAATCAGCCGGTGGCACTGGCTGCAGGTCTGGATGCGGATAGTCGGCCGTGACGGCGTGTCCAGTTCCACGCCGATGACGGTGAAACCGTTCTGGCTCAATGCCTCAATCGCAGCAGCGGCCTTCAAGGTTGCGGCCAACATCAAGGCATTTACCGGCTGACGGGGTGGCGCTACAGCAATCGCAGCGGCCATATCACACCCCCTTGACCACGTCGGCATTGACCACCGGCACGCCGATCTCGGCAGCCAGGTTCATGCAGGCGGTCAGCAGGTTGCCCACGGCCAGCGGGTACAGCAGCGACACCGTCTCTGGCCGATCGCGGCGTGGGGAGGTCAGCGTCAGCTTGGCGCGCAAGGCGTCGATGCCGCTGGCGTCGATCACTTCACCCACCGGCTTGCTCAGGCGCTCGAACTTGAACTTCAGGTATTCATCCAGGCGGCCGCCCTCGAGCGGGGCCAGCTCCACCATCTCGCAGCGCTGCACCACTTCGCGCACGGCTGCGTCGCGCTCGGATAGCTTGGTTTTCAACTCTGGCTGGCCGATCAAGATGATCGACAGCAGCTTCTTGAAGCCCAGCTCCAGTTCGAAAAAGCGCTTCAGATGCTTGATGGTCGGGATCGGCAGCGCGTGCGCTTCGTCGATCACCAGGCAATGGCGGTAGCCGGCGGCGTGGCTTTCCTTCAATGCCTTGTGCAGTTGGGCAAAGCGCGCCTCCGGGCTGCTCTTCGGCTTCTCCAGCGGGGCCACGGCGGCCATGATCGCCTCGGCAATGTGGGTGGCCTTCAGCGTTTTGCCCTTCTGGTCGTTGTCTTCCATCGCCAGCACGTAGGGTTTGATCAGCAGGATCGGCTGGGTCTCGCGCAGGATGCGGTCTTCCAGGTCGCGCATCAGCGTGGTCTTGCCGGCGCCGGATTCGGCGACCACCGCCAGCAAGCCGCCGTGTTTGGCAGTCTGCAGCATGGCCTCGCGCACATAGCGGATATCGGGGCTAACGTACATATCCTCGTGCGACTGGATGGCGTCATCCGAGAACGGATCGCGGAACAGGTTGAAATGTTTGCGGGTGGCTGGATAAAGGGTCTGTTTGCGCAGTAGCATGGAGTCCTCCTGGTTGGATTCGGTAGTGGTTTTACTGCCTGTTTTCAGTGGGGAGACCGAGCGGGCCGCCTTATCCGCCAAGACATCGCGCGGCTCGCTCACCTCTTCAAAGGCGCCAGCCAGATCAGCTTCTTTGGCGCCGTGGACTTCCAGGTAGTCGCAAATGCGCTCCTGCAAATCCAGTTCATCCAGGCTTTTCGGCCATTCACCGTGATTGACGATCTGGGCCACAGCGGCTTGCGACAGGCCAAGGTGCTCGGCCAAATCGGCCTGCTTGCGGCCCACCTTCTGCAGTACGTTTTTCAGCTTCAACATCGCGTGCTCCTTACGCCGACTTCACCACGCGAAGCGGCGGCATCAAACCCACAGCGGGGCTGGTCAGCTCGGCCACGATGGTGTCGAGCTGGTCTTGGGGTACGCCGGCCGGGAAGCGCTGGGCCAGCCACTGGAAGCGATCCGCCGTCCATTCGCCGCCTGCGGCCTCGACCATTGGCTTGATCTGCTTTGCCGCCTCGACGTGGGACAGTGGCGGAAACTCGACCTTGGGCGCGGCCAGATCGTGGGCGGTACCACGGCGTGGCAGGTAGGTCGGCAGCTCGGCATCGTCGATGTGCTTGTAGGGGTCGAGTCGACCACCGAACGGCAGCGCCTTCGCCTTGCGCGCGGTCTCGGCTGCAGCCAGGCTGTCCGTGCCGGTAACGAGCTGCTCGATTTCCTTGATGGCCTTCTGTGCCGGGGTGTCTGCGTGGCGTTTGAACGCTTCTCCGATGGTGGCGGCCGTCCGGGCAAAGCCGTACTCGTTCTTCACCACCTCGCTCACCACATGGAATACTTCGCGGCCGTCCTCGCCCACCAGCACCACCTGGGCGGCGTCTGAGCGCCACGGGTTGCGGGTGATCATCAGCTTCTCGCCCACCATCACATCCGGCACGGTCGACACGTCGTACTCGCGGCCCTGGAAGGACACGCGCAGCTTCGGCGATACCTTGCGGCTTTCCGGGCTGGCTACCGCCAGTTCGCGGCACACTTCGACGGAGGGGGCCTTGATCAGCTGGCTGGCCAGGATCGACATCCACACCTGGCTGCGCGTCTTGCCGTGGCGACCATGTACGGCGGTAGCGTTGAAGTGACTGCGCCATTTCTTGGCCAGTGCGTTGAGTTCATCCAGATTGTTGACCGGTTGGAACTTGAGGCCCGGTTCCAGCTTGCGCTCGATGATGTTGCGGGCGTTCTCCACCTGCCCAGTGGAACGCGCATTGCCCACCTTGTGGACGATCATCTGGATGCCCAAGGCCCGGCACAGGTTCTGTGTCATCGATGCCGTGTTAGCCGAGCCAGGGTCCATATTCAGGATCAGCGGCACACCGTGCATCAAGTCGGCGCCGCCACGCTCCTGCATGGCATTGATCAGTACCGAGCACAGGTTCTCGCCCGACTCGGCGCCCATCACGTACTCGACGTAAATCCAGCCGCTGGTATGGTCGGTGATCTCGTAACTCCAGACCCGGTCATTCGCGATGCGCGCCAGATTCTTGGGCTTGTTTTTGTAGAACTCGGCGTGATCCATCACGCGCAGGCCATTGGCGCGGCTGTCGGCGGAAGGCTTCAGGTAGTAGAGCACGCACAAGCTGGCGTCGATCTGCCAGACATGGTTCGGGTGCAGGCTGGCCAGCTCGGTGACCGGGGCTGGTGCCATCAGTTGATCCGGGTGCAGGCCGTAGGTGCGCAGTGCGCGGGAGATGGTGCTCTCGGACAGCGGGCGCAGTTCACCGGTCTCTTTGTCCAGGAACTCGGCGCGGATCATGCCGTTGGCGCGCAGGGTTTCAATGGCATCACCCACCGAGTACAGGCGCTTGCCGTTCTTGCGAGTGGACTCCATCAGCAGCGCGGAGATCAGCATGGCCTCGTCACGGGCCAGCGCACTTTGCCCGGCATCGGAGCGGCGTTTGCGTGGTGGGGTCACGGTGACCTCCTTGATCTTCTTCAGCAGCGAGGCACGCGACAGGCACAGCTCGCGGCAGGCTGCGTCGTAGATGGCCCCTTTGCCGCCGTGCCCGGCATTGCGGGCGGCGTGAGCCACGGCCACCAATCGTTCGGTCAGGACGGCACTCATGATTTACGCCTCGGTCAGCCCGGCTTCCGCCAGCAGGTCAAGTTGATCCTCGTCCACCACCGTCTGCGGGGTTTCTTCACGCATCCACTCCGGCATCTCTTCGCCGTCCGGGGCATCCTTGACGCCGAATTCGCTGCGCAGCTGGCGCACCGCCAGTTCCATCTGACCTAACAGGCCAGCCATGAAATCGTCGTGCGGCATGCCGTGTTTCTCGGTGTGCTCGGTCAGGGCCTGGAAAGCGGCGCGCAGCTTGCCACGCACCACCGACTCCGCCTCAAAGGCAAACACGCTGGCCTCCTTGCGGATTGCCTCGCCCTCGACATCCGGCGGCGGGGTTTTGACATGGGTCTTGCGCGTGGTGAGCTTGGCGGCCAGTTCGTCGATCTTGGTGTTCTTGTCAGCGAGCAGTCGGGCCTGGGCCTCAGTGTTTTCGCGGAGTTCGCGTAGCGCACCCCGTAGTTCCTTAACGCTCATTGTGGCGATGTCGTCCAGCTTCAGCTCGCCGGTTTGGCCGGTCAGCTCCAGCTCTTCGATCTGCTCGTCATCCAGGACAAGCATCTCGAATAGCTTCGTCTGGTTGCCAATCGCCTTGGTCAAATGTGCCGTTGACGGCACATTTGAGAACTTCGTCGCTGCCTGAATAAAGCGGGCTGCGACATGCCGGTCAAGGCCAAGAGCCTCCAGTCGGACAATGAAGCCACCATGCTCGCAAGCCTCCTTAAGTACTCGCAGTCCGCGCCCGACCTCGAGGCACGCCTCTACACTGCGGCGCATGTTGGCCGCGATGTCACGCTGGATCAGGTCGGGGTCGGTGCAGTCGGCGGGGAGCTGATAACCCAGCTGGGCAGCTACCGCGCGCACCGTGGCCTGGCGCTCTTCGTGCATTACGGCCAGTTGGTTGGCTGCCTGGGTCAGCTGCGGCAAGTTGTCCAGTTCCACACTGGCACTAGGGTTGATCGTTTCTACAGCGGTTCGCGGCATCTTGTTCTCCGGTTACAGATAATTGGTGGCCAGGCGGTTCTGGATTTCGTCGATGCGCTGCTTGGCACTGTCCAGGCTGCGCAGGATGCCCACAGCGTGCTGGGCCAGCTTCACCGAGGGGCGGATGCGCCCGGTCTCGGGGATACGCTCGGCAAAGCCTTTCTCTTCCAGCGTGGCCACGTAGCGGGTGATGTTCGACGGCGACAGATCGGTAGCGCGGGCCAGCTCGCCCGGCGTCAGGCCGTGGGCAAAGTGGCCCAGCAGCACAGTCAGTACCTCCAGTACCTTCTCGGCACTTTTGGCGGTGTGGTTGGGTGTGCTCATTCGTTTGCTCCTAGTTCCAGCTCGGGTTGCAGGTGCTTCTCGACATTGCCGCGATGCCAGGCCAAGCCTTCCATCGCCTGCTGGATAGCAGCCAGCGTGTCGGCCTCCTTGGTCTTGCCCGCGTAAAACTGCAGCAGCTGGCCCACGGTGTCGTTCAGCACGCTCTGCAGAACCTGCATATCTTGGGCTGTGGTGTTGCGCCCGCTGGGCATGTCGATCAGCAAGCGGCCGCTGCTGGCTGCCAGCCAGCGGGTGACAAAGTCAATGCCGCACGCCGTTTCGTAAGGGCGAATCAGGTTGGTAGGCATGCGCCCGGTCTGAAACCACTTGTAGAGCGTCCAGTGGTCCGTCAGCCCCATCAGCTCGGCAATGCGCTCCACCGACAGGTTGTGGCGTTCGCGGGCGTAGTCCTTACACAGTTCCAGCGCGTGGCGCAGGCTATGCGGCCGCATGCGCTTCCAATTGCGTTTAGTCATTGGATTGCCTCATTTCGATAGGCTCCAAACAAATTCCCGTTTTGCATCTATGCAAACCATTTGCAGCCAATAGAATGAAAAGCGGATAATTTGCCCTTGGGAGCACACTGTGGAATTCAAAGACCGCGAAGAACTGGCTGCCGCCTTTGCCGGCCTGCACAACTTGTTCGGCGTGCTGGTAAAGCGCTTGGCCGACGCCAATGTTCTTGATCTGCCCGGATTGATGGGTGATATGCATACGCTCATCGCGCTGCCCGATCAGCATCCGATGACGCTTGCTGTAGAGCGAGATGCGCTTGAACTGCTACACGGAGTGCTGCTGCGCGAGCCCCATGAGGTAGCAGATGCAATCCGGCAGCACGAGCTATCGAACGTAGCACCGCTACGTCAAACGCCCGGATTTGCTGGTGATACAAGCGGTTAGTCATGGTGGTATCCAGCCTTATGCTGCGTGTTGCTGCTCGGCCTTCAGGCCGAGTTTGACGGCGATCTCGTGGGCCTTGCCGTAGTTGCCCTTGTCGAAACCGTTTAGCACGCGGTAAACGGCATTGCGGGTATAACCATGCTCGGCGGCAAACTGGGTGAAGGTTTTACCCTCGCGGCGGAACTTGGCTTTTACTTGCTCAGGGGTCATGTCAGTGGCTCCTTGGTGTTTTCACAGCCACCTGGCGGGGTGGTCTGTGTGAATGATGTTGGCGATTTGTTGAAGTGATTATGGGAACCAAACGGTTCCTTGTCAATGGTATTTTTATGGAACTTTTGGTTTCTTTTGGCGAACGTCTTCGTGAGGAGCGCGAGCGCCTCCGCTTGAATCAGACAGCATTCGCAGCGGTTGGCGGCGTGACGAAGAAAACGCAGATGCTTTATGAGGCCGGTGAACGCTTCCCTGATGTCAGGTACTTGGCGGCAGTACAGCAGATCGGGTGCGAGTCGCGATATGTCATCACTGGACTTAGGGATGCGCCTCCGGTTGAGACGCTCACCGCAGACGAACAAGAGCTACTAACTTTGTTCCGGGCGGCTCCACTGGCTGTAAAAGCTGCTGCGGTGGCCGGCTTGGCTGCAGGAGGGGCCTCGGCTGGTGGCGAAGGCGCCAAGCAGGTGTTTCACGGTGCTGTAAGTGGCGGCGTTGCTGCCCGCGACATCATCAATAATCCTGGGAAAACCAAGTAACGATGCAAGAGTTTCAAGGCAATGTAGATGGCGGTGTCGCAGGGCGGGATATCGTCAATCAAGCCCCTGGATTCCTGATCGGAGGCAACGTCGGGGCCGCGCTGAATGTTAACGACGCCAGCGCAGTGCATATCCATGTGGGCACCGCGCCAGCCACCAGCTCTGTGCCAGGCCAGGACATCAACAGGGTGGTCAGTACGCTGCTCCGGACATGCGACGAAGCCGGGTGTAAGCAAGCGGTAGAACGCATCAGTCTGCAGCTGTTCAATAACAGCATGTTCAAGAGTTTGAATATCGAACAGCTGCTAAAGCTGCAACGTGTGGCCGATGAGATGGCAGCACAGGCACAGGATGCAAAAGCAAGGCTGGACGGAGCAGAGGGCGCACTAGCCCAAGCCATAGAGGCCAAGGGCCTATTGCAAGAAAAGCTGGCGCAGCAAATCTCAGCGGCAACGCAACAGGCACAGCAAGCTCAGCGGCAAATCGATGCCCTGCGCCAAGCCAAGCCCGCCAGGCCGCTATGCCAGACCTGCAGCAGCGCTACCGCCAACCTGGCCAAAGCCAGACGCGGCGTCGTCACCATGGGGGTAACGGCCATGCTCGCTTTGGCGGCTACCAGCTACCTCAGCTTCACGCACTTCCAGACAAACCAGACACTGAAAGCCGTACAGGCCAGGCTCACCGTGTGCGAGTTTGCCGGGCAGCCCTACAGCGTGGGTGCCGTGCTGGTCCGCGAGAATGCGCCGGACTGGCGCTGCATAGCCAGTAGCGATGCAGTGAGCTGGGAAGAGATCAAGAGTAAAAACAAACGTAAGCCGTAATTACTTAACCCAAGGGGGTGTTATGCGTTTGATTCATTTGGCAGTACTTGGCTGCGTGCTACTGCCTTCCTTCGCGGGCGCGGACAGCGTAGAAGAATTCATCGGCATTACACCTACCGAGTTTTCGGAAGGCTTCAACCGTGCGGCCCAGCTGCACCGGCTCAAACTGCGTATGCCGATCTGGCCAGCCAAGATCGGTAAGTTCAGTGCAGCGGTGGCGCCTGGTATCACAGTATCCGGGACCGGCGTATCTCAGGGTGATGGCATGTCGCTGATCCGCGTTCAGTGCCGTACCGAAAAATTGTGTAACGAGGCTATCGCGGCCGCCGCACTGTCGGCCGATCCGGAGTTGGACTTGCAGGCACTGACTGATTTCATCAGCCAGCGCCTATCGGGCGAGCTGGAAGAGCATGCCTATCTGGAGCAGGCTGATCTGGAATACATGCTGGCAGTAAACAAGGCAAAGAAGCTGCTCGACTTTACGGTGCGCCTAGCACAAGAGTCAGAACGTACGCATCCGCCGGCAGACATGCCAGTAACGGAGTAGGCGTAGCAACTGTTAGTGACTTCGTGGGGTGAACATACCGTACTACCCCACTTGTTATAATTATCGAATGTCTAAAAGGACTGTTGGGGATGTCTCAGGTAAATCAGAAGAAAAAGCTCTGGTGCAAGAAAGCCGTATTCCAAAACCAAGGCAGTGATCTGCAACTGTTGCTTACCGCTGCACTGGCACAGTTCAAAAAAGCAGGACAGCGCAAAGAGTTGATCTTTGGCACTAATGAGGCGCGACTCATCAGCTACTTCCGAGAGGAAAAGGGTGCACTTTATGGGATCATGCTTTCGTATGAAAAGGGACGAAATCAGCTGATCCTTCCGGAGGATGACGAAGCAGAGACGCTGTCTGTCGAGCAAGTAGCGCCTCCCTTGGCTGAAGATGGAAAACGGCGGGAATTTCTAGATGGGGTACTGTACTTCCTGGTGCACAGGAACCACGTGCTCACCATCCAGTCCAGTGCTCTCCGATCAGCCCAGTTTGAACAGCACTTGGCCTGGCTTCTAGAAAAGGCAGGAGGGTTTAAAGGCAATGCTCTAGCACTAGCCGACCAGATTTCCAGTGCTACTCGTGAGAAAATTTGTAAGTCTCATGCGAAAGAAATTTGGATAGACGCCCCTTTGGTTTCCGCCCAGCCGGACACGTCAGGAATGCCGGTGTCTGCTAGCCAGCAGGCAGATACGTTCGCACTAAGTGGGGTAGGCATGGCTTGGTTGAAAAGCGTACTGCCTAAAGGTATGAGCCAGCACCTTAAGTTTGAAGATGCGTTGGACGCAAACCTAGAGTGCACGCTGCGAGTGCGCTATAACCGAAGTAGTACTGACAAAGGACATGCACTGCTAGACAATCTTGCACTGGCCCTCAGGCATGTCGATGATGCCGATACAGTTATTCAGTTGGCTGGTGGTGGGACAGTGAAAGGTGACGAAATCAAGCTGACTAAAGATCTGTCTATCCAGACACTGAACGGCATCATCAATCCTGATGATGCATTCGGTAAAATGCATACTTGGCTAGCCGATAGCATTCGCGACAAGCTGATTGACCCATAATCTTGAAATCATGAAACCGATTAGAACCATGCTCATCCTTCTTATCTTACTGTTCGCAGGTGCGGCAGCAGGACGGGAGGCGCATGCTTTTCTACCAGAACCACTGCTGGTCGCTGCTTGCAAGTGGTCTGGTAGTATTTTCGGTGTGGTATGGGCCGGTATGCTGTGGTTGTTGCCGAAGATTGAGGATTTGACTGATAGTAGTGGTTTGAGTTACGAGCAGCACCGAAAACTAGAGTCAATCATTCGGAGCAGAATCGCCAAAATCAAAATTTTGGTCTTTGGCAATATCAGTGCCGCACTGCTGGCATTTACGCCAGAGGCCCTAAGCCTCGCCAAGCAACCGCTGCCAAGTTGGGTTTTTTCTTTGGCAGGTGCCGGAATGGGCTTTGCATTGTTTGGTTTCGGGCGGTTCTTGGCGTGGCGTGAGGAAATTAGAGCCTTCCGTAGTCAGATTAAAGAGCAAGAGCGTCTACACGCAGCTCGCGAAAAGGCTTTGACAGCTCTGAAAGGCAAGGATGGTGAGATCCCTACGGTAGACTCACGACTGGATGGTTTTCGCAATGAACCATCAACATCAAAGAAATTTCCTAATGGGGAACACCCTGCTTAGTTTGTTTGTACTCATTAAAGTCGATTAAAAGCCCCTCCCCAACATGCCGCCGACAATGGCGGCATGTTCACGTCTGGAGGGGATCATGTCTCGTACCATCAACTGCATCGTTATCCACTGCTCGGCCAGCGCCAATGGCCAACAGCTGGGTAGCCCTACCAAAAGCGCCGCAGCGGTCATCGATAGCTGGCATGCCCAGCGTGGCTTCAAACGCCAGCCGGCTGCGCTGGCACAGCTCAACCCGCATCTACCCGCCATCGGCTACCACTTCGTGCTGGATACCGATGGCAGCAAGCACACTGGTCGAGGCATTGCCGAGGTCGGCGCGCACGTCCAGGGCTTCAACGCTCAATCCATCGGTATCTGTCTGGTAGGCACCAGCCGCTTTACCCGGGCGCAGTGGGATGCACTACACAGCCTGGTAAAAGCGCTGAAGGCGCAGTACCCGCCAGCCCGTGTGGTAGGCCACCGTGACCTGTCGCCAGACAAGGACGGTGACGGCACCGTAGAGCCAGGCGAATGGCTCAAAACCTGCCCTGGCTTCAACGTGGCCGACTGGCTGCAGGGTGGGATGAGACCACTGGTTGGCAGCCTGCAGGAGTAAGCCCATGCGACTGTCTGATCTGTTTACCAACCCAGCCAGCGGCCGTCTGAGCCACAGCAAGCTGTGGGCCAATGTGGCCTGCGCTTCGGCCACTGGCATGTTCATCTACCAGGGCGTTGCTGGCCAGCTGACTACCGATACCTGGCTGGTCTATCTAGGCGTGGTGGGTGGCTACTCGGCTGCTCGCAGCTGGATTGCCACCAAGCGCGACAAGCAGGAGGCCGGCAATGCTTGATACCCCCTTCATCGCCACCCGCCTGCAGGCAGCACTGGCCGGCCTTGGCCTGGTCGCCATCACCACCCTGGCGGCCGGAGCCGGGGGCTACGGCCTGGGCCACCGCTCGGCCCAGGCCAAGGGCGAGACCGCGCTGGCCAACCTCAAGCGTGACCACGCCTTGCTGATGGCTACCGCCGCCGGGCAGGCCCTCGACAAAGAGCGCGAGCTGACCGCCACCGCCAACCAGCTGGGTTTCCAGCTGCTGCAGGCGCGTGCCCAGCATGCCGAAGAGACCGACCAACTGAAACGGAGAATCACCCGTGTCACCAGCCAATACCGCCCGGCGCCTGGCGCGCCGCTGCAGCCTGTTCCTCAGTGCGTTTTTACTCATGGCTTTGTCGGCGTGTACAACGGCGCCATCGGTGCCGCCCCTGTGCCCCCAACCATCCCTGCCGCCGGAGCTGCTGATACGGCCGACCCCGCCGAAGCCCTTGATGCCGGGGTACAGCAGGCTGACATCCTGGAACACATCACCGACTACGGACAGCGCTGCCGCGACATCGAGTCACAGTTGAACCGCCTACTGGACTGGCATGAAGGGAGCAAGCCATGACCGTACAAGTGGAGTTCTGGCAGCTACTCACGTTGTTGCTGGCTTTCTTTGGCTTTGTCGCCGGCGGCGCCAAGGTGCTGTTCAGCCAGATAGACCGTCGCCTGGACGAGCGCTTCCAGGCACTGGAAGACGCCCGCAAGATGGCCGACACCGCCATGCAGGCCACACTGAATCGCCATGCAGAAGAAGAACAAAAAGTGGTGGCGCGACTACAGGCACTCGACCGCGACTTCCTGCAGTGGAAGGCCGAGCTGCCGCTGCAGTACGTGCGCCGCGAAGACTATATCCGCAACCAGACCGTGATCGAGGCCAAGCTTGATGCGGTGGCGTTGCGCCTTGAGAACTGGCAACTAAAAGGGGCCAACCGTGATTGATCAAGCCAAAGTACGCCGTGAAAGCCTGCGCTGGTATCTGCTGCTGGCGCTCTACAACGCCCGCCCGGAAGAGCTGTCCGAAGGGCCTATCCAAATGACCATGCAGTCCATCTACCCGGACGTGACGCCGATTGAAGTCCGGCGCGAGCTGGACTACCTGTCCGACCGCGACCTGGTCGAACTGCGCAAGGAACCTTCCGGGCGCTGGTGGGGCAGCCTGACCCGCTACGGTACCGACATCGCCGAGTACACCATCGACTGCGAACCCGGCATTGCCCGGCCGCAGAAATACTGGAGCCAGTGATATGGCCCGCCGCAACAGTGTTGGCCAACTGCCCCAGTCGGTACGCGAGTGGCTGGATAAGTCTCTGGTGGAGGGTAACTTCAGTGGCTACCAGCTGCTGGAAGCCGCGCTGCGCGACAAAGGCTTCGCTATCAGCAAGTCAGCCATCCACCGCTACGGCCAGAAGATTGAGCGTCGTTTTGCTGCCATCAAGGCCAGCACCGAGGCAGCGCGCCTGCTCACCGAGGGCGCTGCTGACGACCAGGACGCCCGCTCCGAAGCCGTGATCGCCCTGGTGCAGACCGAGCTGTTCGAGAGCATCGTCAACCTGCAGGAGGCCGGTGACGAAGACGTCGACCCGGCCGAGCGCATCGGTCTGCTATCCAGTGCGGCCAAGAACATTGCCACCCTGGCCCGCGCCAGCGTGAACCAGAAACGCTTCCGTCTGGACGAGCAGGCCCGCATCGAGCGCGAGGCCCGTGCCCAGCTGCTGGCCGAGCAGGAAGAAAAGCTGGAAGAAATGCGCGGCGCCGATGGTATGAGCGAGCAGATGGAAGCCCGCATCCGCCGCATTCTGCTGGGTAAGGAATGATGGCCAAGCAGCAGAACTTATCGTTGGTGTCCGTCGGCATCCCCCGCAAGATCGACCTGGCGGAGGAGCTGGCGCTGGCCGGCGTGGTGGTGCCGCAAGAGGTGGCCGACGCCATCCCTTCTAATCAGCCGGTATTCCTGCCGTACCAGCAGCGCTGGTTCGAAGACGAAGCCCAGATCATGTTCGCGGAGAAGTCGCGCCGTACCGGCCTGACCTGGGCAGAGGCTGGCCGCAACGTGGTGAAGGCGGCCCGGCCGCGCCGCCGCCAGGGCTGCAATACCTTCTACGTAGGCAGCAAGAAGGAAATGGCGCTGGAGTACATCGCCGCCTGTGCACTGTTCGCCAAGGCGTTCAACGAGCTGGCGCAGGCCGACGTGTACGAGCAGACATTCTGGGATGAGGGCAAGCAGGAAGAAATCCTCACCTACATGATCCGCTTCCCGAAGTCCGGCTTCAAAATCCAGGCACTATCCAGCCGGCCATCCAACCTGCGTGGCCTGCAGGGCGATGTAGTGATCGACGAGGCGGCCTTCCACGACAGCCTGGAAGAGCTGCTGAAGGCCGCGCTGGCACTGACCATGTGGGGCAACAAGGTACGGCTGATCAGCACACACAATGGTGTGGAGAACCTGTTCAACCAGTACATCGAAGACGCCCGCGCCGGCCGCAAGGATTACAGCATCCACCGCATCACGCTGGACGATGCCATCGCGGATGGCCTGTACAAGCGCATCTGCTACGTCACCGGCCAGACCTGGTCGCCGGAAGGCGAAAAGAAATGGCGCGACGACCTGTATAAGAACGCGCCCAACACCGAGTCTGCCGAGGAAGAATACGGCTGCATTCCCAAGCACAGCGGCGGTGCCTGGCTGTCCCGTGCCCTGGTGGAGTCGCGCATGTCGGCCGATACCCCGGTGCTGCGCTGGGCATGCCCGCCGGGTTTCGAACTGCTGCCCGACCACATCCGCATCGCCGATTGCCGCGACTGGCTGGAGGCCAATCTGGCCCCACTACTGGCCGCACTACCGACAGATGCCATCAGCTTTAACGGCGAAGACTTTGGCCGCAGCGGCGACCTTACCGTGCACGTGCCGCTGATCCAGCAGCAAAACCTGGTGCGCCGCGTGCCCTTCATCCTGGAACTGCGCAATGTGCCGTTCCGCCAGCAGGAACAGGTGTGTTTTTACCTGCTGGATCGTTTGCCGGGTTTTACCGGTGGCGCCTTCGATGCACGTGGCAACGGCCAGTTTCTGGCCGAGTACGCCATGCAACGCTACGGTGCCAGCCGTATCCAGCAGGTGATGCTGACCGAGTCCTGGTACCGCGAACACATGCCGCCGGTGAAAGCTGCGCTCGAGGACGGCACACTGGATGGTCTGCCCAAAGACGCCGATGTGCTGGCCGACTTGCGGGCGGTGCAAATCGTCAAGGGCGTACCTCGTATCCCGGATAGCCGCAGTACCGGTGAAGACCAGGGCAAACGCCACGGTGATGCTGCAGTGGCCGTAGCGCTGGCGTATTACGCCAGCCGCGAAATCAACAAAGGCCCGGTGACGGTGAAGTCCCGCCGCCGTCGCACCGGTGCCAGAATCACCCAGGGGTACCAATGAAAGCTAAAGGCATGTGGGTCAGCCCCACCGAGTTTGTCCAGTTCGGGGAGCCGCGCAAATCGCTGTCCGAACAGATCGCCACGCGCGAGCGCAGTATCGACTTCCACACCCTGGGCATGTATTTGCCCAACCCGGACAGCGTACTGAAGGCACTGGGTAAGGACATCAAGGTCTATCGCGAGCTGCGTGCCGATGCCCACGTGGGTGGCTGCGTCCGTCGTCGTAAGGCGGCGGTGAAGGCACTGGAATGGGGGCTGGATCGTGACAAGGCCAAGAGCCGTGTGGCCAAGTCGATCGAGAGCATCTTCGCCGACCTGGACCTATCCAGAATCATTACCGAGATGCTGGACGCCGTGCTCTACGGCTACCAGCCGATGGAGGTGATGTGGGGCAAGGTTGGCGGCTACGTGGTGCCGGTCGACATCGTCGGCAAGCCGGCCGACTGGTTCGTGTACGACGCGGCCAACCAGCTGCGCTTTCGCTCCAAAAACAACCGCCTGCAGGGCGAGGAGCTACCCGCACGCAAGTTCCTGGTGCCACGCCAGGACGCCAGCTATGACAACCCCTACGGCTTTGCCGACCTGTCCATGGTGTTCTGGCCCACCACCTTCAAGAAGGGTGGCCTCAAGTTCTGGGTGCAATTCACCGAGAAGTACGGCGCGCCGTGGATCATCGGCAAACACCCACGCAGCGCCACGCCGGCCGAGACCGACGCGCTGCTGGACAACCTGGAGGCGATGGTGCAGGACGCGGTGGCGGTGATCCCGGACGATGCCAGCGTAGAGATCAAGGAAGCGGCCGGCAAGACCGGTAGCGCCGAGGTGTACGAGCGCCTGCTGCACTTCTGCCGCTCCGAGGTATCGATCGCGCTCTTGGGCCAGAACCAGACCACCGAGGCCACCGCCAACCGTGCCTCGGCCCAGGCCGGGCTGGAAGTTACCCGCGACATCCGCGACGGCGACTCGGCCATCGTTGAAGAGGCGATGAATACCCTGATCCGCTGGGTGTGCGAGCTGAATTTCAACGATGATGCCCGCCCGGTGTTCTCGCTATGGGAGCAGGAGGAAGTCGACAAGGTGCTGGCCGAACGCGACGAGAAGCTGATGCGTGCCGGCGCCAAGCTGACGCCGGCCTACTTCAAGCGCGCCTACCAGCTGCAGGACGGCGACCTGGTCGAGGCTGCCACGCCGGACGTACCGGCGGCTGAGTTTGCCGAGGGCGAGGAAGCGCCCGACCAGGACGCGATGGACGCCGCCCTCGATGCGCTGCTGGCCGATGCCCTCAACGCCGATGCCCAGACGATGCTCGCGCCGCTGTTAAAGCGCATTGAAGACGGCGTCCAACCCAATGAGCTGCTCGGCGCACTGGCCGAGCTGTACCCTGAGATGGACGCCAGCGGCCTGCAGGAACGCCTGGCGCGTGCCCTCTTTGTTGCCAAACTGTGGGGGCGCCTCCATGCCTAAAGTGGATCTCGCCTACTGCATGAGCCTGCCGCCCAAAGAGGCGGTGGCATACCTGAAGAACAAGGGCTACGCCATCACCTGGCACTGGGAGGAACTGTGGCAAGACGCCCAAGCCCAGGCGTTCACCGTGGCCAAGGCCACGCGCCTGGACATCCTGCAGGACATCCGCGAAGCGGTGGAAAAAGCACTGGCCGAGGGCAAGACCTTTGCCTGGTTTAAAAAGGAGCTGACGCCGGTGCTGCAGGCCAAGGGTTGGTGGGGCAAGCAGGAACACGTCGACGAGGAAACCGGCGAGGTCAGCCTGGTGCAGCTGGGCAGTCCGTGGCGCCTGCAGACCATCTTCCGCACCAACCTGCAGACCGCCTACATGGCGGGCCGTTGGCAAGCCCAGATCGAGAACGTAGACGACCGTCCGTACTGGCGCTACGTCGCCATCCTGGACGGCCGTACCCGGCCCAGCCACCGCGCGATGAACGGCAAGGTGCTGCGCTACGATGACCCATTCTGGCAATCGTTCTACCCGCCCAACGGCTGGGGCTGCCGCTGCCGGGTTACCACCCTGTCAGCAGACGACATCGCTGCGGGGGGCGTGCAGGTAGAAACCTCCGAAGGCAAGCTGGGTAGCACAATGAAAACTGTGTCGGTGAAAACAGGCGAGGAGCGCGAGGTGGCCACCTTCCGTGCGGTCGACCCTGCCACCGGTAAAACGGTCACCGTCTCGCCAGATGTGGGTTGGAGCTACAACCTCGGTGCGGCCGCCTGGGCACCCGACCTTGGGCGCTATACCGGCAACCTGGCCACGTTGGCCAAGAAGGAGCTGTCATGAACGAATTCGTCAGCATCACCGTAGACGATAAGCAGCTGCAGGCGGCGCTGGCGCGGCTGGAGTCGTCGGTGCTCGACATGACCCCGGCCATGCGCAAGATTGCCGGCACGCTGGCCATGGTGGTGGAAGACAACTTTGCCGTCGAAGGCCGGCCACGTTGGACGCCCAGCCAACGAGCCAGCAGCGAGAGCGGTGTCACCCTGCAGCAGACCGGCCGCCTGGCCTCGTCCATCGTCACGGACTATGACGTCGCCTCGGTAGTGATTGGTAGCAATGCCGAGTACGCCCGCACCCACCAGCTCGGTGGCAAAGCTGGCCGTGGTCAGTCAGTCGAGGTCGAAGCTCGCCCCTATCTGCCCGTCACTACGGACGGCGATCTGCAGCCCGAAGCCAGCGAAGCGGTGCTCGGCACCGTGCTGCGCCATCTGAAAACCGCTGCCGGCATTTAGCCGCTTTGGCGGCGTTGTGACCTTTCTGACGCGCAACGGTAGCCCTTAGCCCCGATCACAAAGCCATAAAGCTTTATAAAGGCTTTATGGCTTCGGTATATTGTCAGCTGTGCTGCGAATTCGATGAGCACACATTCAGATGCCTACTTTCATAGCTTCTTAGGAGGATTCTTGATGTATATGCGTAACCGAAATACAAACAACCGTGGTGGTAGTTGGAGCAACCAAGAGATTCTACAGGTATGGAATAAAGGGCGCGTTATCCCAGGTAGCAACCCAGCCCAGTACCGGATGGATACGTGTGGCGCAATCATGGAATACTCAAAGTATGGAGTCACGGTGGAAGGTGGGTATGGTTGGGAAATTGACCACATCCGACCTGTTGCCCAAGGAGGAACTGACGACATCCAGAATCTTCAACCATTACAGTGGCAGAATAATCGTGGCAAGAGTGATAACTGGCCGAATTGGCAATGCTCGATCAAAGCTGGTTAACTTATTGCTGTAAGTTTTAACCCCATTTAAAAGTCTTATATCCGCATGCCGCCCACCATGGCGGCATGAACGCGACCAAACCCCTGCACATTTTTAAGCCCGGCCGTCAGACCGCGATGTCTGGTGCGGTGCTTGATTTCTCCGAGTCCGATCTTGCGGCCAGTGCCCGCGCCTACGATCCGGCCCTGCATGAGGCGCCCATCGTCATTGGACACCCCAAACACGATGACCCGGCCTACGGCTGGGTGAAGTCGCTGGCTGTCGACAGTGATGGCTTGAATGCCGAGGCGCATCAAGTTGACGCAGCCTTCGCTGAGCTGCTCGCTGCCAAACGCTTCAAGAAAATTTCCGCCAGTTTCTATCTACCCGACGCTCCTAACAATCCGGTGCCTGGCGTGTACTACCTGCGCCACGTCGGCTTTTTGGGCGCGATGCCACCGGCCGTAAAGGGCCTCAAGCAGGCCGAGTTCGCAGATGCCGAAGAAGGCGTGGTCGAGTTCGGCGACTGGGGCATGGAGACGAATGCCTCGCTGTGGCGCCGCATGCGCGAATGGCTGCTGGCCAAGTTCGACCAGGAGACCGCCGACCAGGTGGTGCCCGACTGGCAGATCGAATCTATCCGCGAAGCTGCGCGCCAGGACGATGCGTCGCGTGCCGCCTTTGCTGACCCTACCGACACCACTATTTCCCCAACCCAAACCACCGAAGAGGAGCGTCATGTGACCCCTGAAGAAAAGGCCGCGCTGGAGGCCGAAAATGCCCAGCTGAAACAACGCCTGGCAGCGGCCGAAGCCGCGACGAAATCGGCAGCGGCAGCCAAGCGCCACGGCGAGCACGCCGCCTTTGCCGAACAGATGATCGGTGAAGGCAAGCTGGCACCGAAACACAAGGATGCCGTGGTGGCTTTCCTCGACTTTGCCGATGGCGAGAGTGCGGTGGAATTTGGCGAAGGTGCTGCTAAACAGCCGCTAGCTACCGCCTTCAAGTCATTCCTGGGCGACATGCCCAAAGTAGTCGAGTTTGGCGAGACCGCCACCAAGGACAAGTCCGGCAAAGGCGGCGACGCCCATGCTGCCGAGTTTGCCGAAAAGCCCACCGACCCCGATCGCCTGAGCCTTCATGTACGCGCCACCGAGCTGGCTGCCGAAAAAGGTATCCCCTACGAGCAGGCTGTGCGCCAGCTGCTGTAACCACCACCCACTTGCAAGGAAGCTGTCATGGCAGACCGTTTGAAAAAACTCCGGGTCGTCGACCCGGTACTGACCAGCCTGGCGCGTGGCTACCGCAACGCGCAGTACATCGGTGAAAACCTGTTCCCGGTGGCAGACATCGACAAAGAGTCCGGCATCATCCCGCTGTTTGGCAAAGAAGCCTTCCGCCTGTGGGACACCGAACGCGCTATCCGTGCCAAGTCCAACGTGATGACTGCGGACGATGCCGACACGCTGGACGTGGTATTGCGCGAGCACGACCTGGCCTACCCGGTGGACTACCGCGAACAGGCCGAGGCCATGTTCAACGAAGAAGCCAAGGCGGCACGGCGCGTCAAGGACGCCATCGACCTGGGCCGTGAGGTACGCGCGGCCTACCTGGCGCAGAACCCGAGTACCTACCTGTCCGGCGCCAAAGTGACGTTGTCTGGCTCCAGCAAATGGGTCAATAGCGGTGGTGACCCGATCAAGGACGTGGAAGACGGTAAGGAAGTCATCCGCCAGCGCACCGGCATGCGCCCCAATACCGCAGTCATCGGTGCAGCAACCTACGCCTCGCTCAAATTCCACACCAAGCTGGCCGCCGCGCTGGGCAGCAATGAGCGCAAGCTCATCACGCTGGAGCACCTCAAAGCCCTGTGGGGCGTGGAAGACATCTTCATCGGCGAAGCTCTCGCCGCCAATGGGGCAGGTGCTACCGGTGATATCTGGGGCGACAACGTGGTGCTGGCCTACGTGGCCAAGCCGGGTGCCGGCCAGAATGCCGACCACGACACCCCGTCATTCGGCTACACCCTGCGCAAGAAGGGTATGCCGGAAACCGACAAGTACGACGCCGAAGGCGGCAAGGTCAGCTTTGTGCGTCACACCGATATCTACAAGCTGGTGGTGGTCGGTGCCGATGCCGGCTATCTGATTGCAGACGTCAACTAAGGGGGCAGCATGGCTACGAAAACTTACCGCGTGCGCGGCATCGATCTGGATCACGACGGCACACGCTACCCGGAAGGCAGCACGATCGAACTGGGTGACGACGAGGCGGCCGAGAAGCGCCGCTGGCTGGAACCGGTAGCCTCTACCGAGCCGCTGACCCTGGTCGAGCAACCGAAGCCGGCCAAAACCGCCAAGGCCGACGACAAGGGCCAGTCCGACGACAAGGGTGAAGGAGACAAGCAATGAAGTCACAAAACGTGATCCTGGTCGCCTCGGTGCTGGCTATCGCGGACCTTTCCGCCCGCCGCTTCGTCGGCTTCAATGGTGGCGTCTGCGCCGAGGGTGCCAAGGCGCTGGGCGTGACTGAGACTGACACCGAAGCGGACAACATGGCCCCGGCCAACGTGCTGGGCGTGATCCTGGTCGAGGCCGGCGCCGCCATCGCGGCCGGCGCCGAGGTGCAGGCAGACAGCCAGGGCCGTGCCATCACCAAGGCCGCCGGTGTCGCCAACGGTATCGCCTGGGATGCGGCCACGGCCGCCGGTGAGCTGATCCGCATCGTGCGGGGCATCTGACCATGCGCTACTGCTCGCTTGCCGACCTGCAGCTGGCTATGCCGCTGGCCACCCTGATCCAGCTGTCGAACGACACGGTGGTCGAATATGGCCAACCCGAACCGACGCTTAACCTGGCCGTGGTGGAGGAAGCCGTGCACCAGGGCGAAGAGCTGGTCGACGCCCATCTGCGTGGCCGCTACAACCTGCCGCTCGACCCGGTGCCGTCGATGGTCAAGAACATGACGGTCAACCTGGCGCGGCACTGGCTGTATGCCCGGCGGCCGGAAGGCAGCGAGCTTCCCGACGCGGTGACCCGCACCTACAAGTCCGCCCTGCAAATGCTGGAAGCGATCCGTGACGGCAAGCTCACCATTGGCGTGCCTACCGGAGAGGCGGCCCCAGAGCCGGGTGAGATGAAGGTGCGGGCACGACCGCGCCGCTTCAGTTCCAACTTGCTGGATCGTTACTGATGGCCACCACGCTAGAGATCATCGATGCCGTGGTGGGTTGCCTGCGCACCCGGCTGCCCGCCCTGGCGGTCGAATACTTCCCAGAGCGTCCGGCGGACTACCGGCTGAACCACCCCAAGGGCGCGCTGCTGGTGAGCTACCTCGGCAGCCAGTTCGGCGACACCGTCGATACCCATTACATCGCTCAGCCACGCACCGTGAAGCTGTCGGTCACCGTGGTGTTGCGCCAGCTTAACGGCCGGGGCGGCGCGGTGGACGTACTCGACCTGGTGCGTCGGGCGCTGGTGGGCTTCCGCCCGCCGGACTGCAGGAAGCTCACGGCCGTGTCCGAGAAGTTCCTGGGCGAAAACGCCGGCCTGTGGCAGTACGCCGTCGACTTTGCAGGCGAGGCGATGCTGGTCGAAGACGCCGATATCGGCACCGAACCCCTTCTCACCGTCGTTACACACGAGGAGCAACCATGAAATACCAGTATTCCGGCCCGATGAGCGGGGTCACGCTCGCCGATGGCCAAGAAGCGATGCTGTGCCCCGGCGGCGAAGTCGAGCTGCCGGAAGCGCACGACTACACCCAGACCCTGCTGGCACTCGGCCACCTGACGCCAGTCGCCCAGCCCAAGCAAACCAAAGCCAAGGAGAGCGGCAATGCCAGCTAACTACCTGCATGGCGTCGAGACCATCGAAAAGGATAATGGCGGGCGCCCCGTTAAAACGATCAAAAGTGCGGTCGTGGGTCTGATTGGCACTGCGGCAATCGGCGCAATCAATCAGCCTATTCTGGTGTTGTCCGATCGCGACGCGGCCAACTTTGGCCCGCAGCTCTCTGGCTTCACCATCCCGCAGGCGCTGGATGCCATCTACGACCAGGGCGCAGGCACGGTGATCGTGATCAACGTGCTCGACCCGGCCATCCACAAGACCAACGTACCGAGCGAAGCCATCACCTTCGACGCCTCGACTGACCGCGTGAAGCTGGCCCACGGTGCGGTGGCAAATCTGGTGCTAAAGAGCAACGACAGCGCGACCACCTACGTGAAGGACACCGACTACACCGTCACACCGGTTACTGGCGAGATTGTCCGCATCAAGGGGGGCGCCATCGCAGCCGGCGCCAGCATCAAGGCCGGCTACGATTACGCTGACCCGAGCAAGGTCACGGCCGCCGACATCATCGGCACCGTCAACGCCGCTGGCCAGCGCACCGGTATGAAGGCACTGCGCGATACCTATAACCTGATGGGCTTCTTCGCCAAGCTGCTGATCGCCCCGGCGTATTGCACGCAGACGTCGGTGTCGGCCGAGCTGATTGCCATGGCCGACTACCTGGACGCTTTCGCGCTGATCGACGCGCCGGTGGGTACCTCCTTCGCGCAGGCACTGGCAGGGCGTGGCCCCGCTGGCAGCATCAACTTCAACACCTCCAGCGAGCGGGCCATCCTGTGTTATCCGCATCTGAAGGTGTACGACGCAGCCACTGATAGCGAGCGGCTGGAACCCTATAGTCAGCGGTTGGCCGGCGTGATTGCGGCCAAAGACCTGGAGCGCGGGTTTTGGTGGTCGCCGTCCAATACCGAGATCAAGGGCATCGTCGGCCTGGAGCGCAACCTGTCGGCCATGATCGACGACCCGAACTCGGAGGTGAACCTGCTGAACGAGGCCGGTATCGTCACCGTGTTCAACAGCTTCGGTAGTGGCATGCGGGTGTGGGGCAACCGTTCGGCCGCCTGGCCGGTGCTGACGCACATGAAGAACTTCATCCCGGTACGGCGCACCGGCGACATCATTAACGAGTCGATCCGCTACTTCAGCCTGCAGTATATGGACCGGCCGATAGAGCAAGCGCTGATCGACGCACTGGTGGAGTCGGTGAATGGCTACGGCCGCAAGCTGATTGGCGACGGCGCGGTGCTGGGTTTCAAAGCGTGGTATGACCCCGCGCGTAACACCAAGACTGAGCTGGCAGCTGGCCACGTGCTGATCAGCTACAAATACACCCCACCGCCGCCGATGGAACGGCTCACCTTCGAGACCGAGATCACCGACGAATACCTGGCAACCCTGAAGGGAGGCGCTTAATGTACCCCCCACGTTCACTATCGTTCACAGCCCCCCAAGGGGGCGACGCCTCCCTTGAGGCGGCTCTACGGGAGGCTTAATCATGGCTGGCAAAATCCAGGTCAACCGCATCACCAACGCCAACATCTATATGGAAGGCAACAGCCTGCTGGGCCGCGCCGAAGAGGTGAAACTGCCCGATGTGCAGGCCATCATGACCGAGCACAAGGCGCTGGGTATGATCGGCAAGATCGAACTGCCGTCCGGCTTCGACAAGCTGGAAGGCGAGATCAAGTGGAACAGTTTCTACCCCGAGGCGATGAAGGCTACGGCCAACCCGTACAAGACGGTGCAGCTACAGTGCCGTTCCAGTGTCGAGACCTACGGCCAGGGCGGCCGCCTGGAGGAGAAACCGCTGGTTACCTACCTGACCATCTCCTTCAAGAAGAACCCGCTGGGCACCTACAAGCAGCACGACAACGCTGAGTTCCCGTCGGGCTTCTCAGCCACCTACATCAAGCAGGTGCTGGACGGCGAGGAAATCCTGGAGTTGGATTACCTGGCTAATATCTTCCGCGTCGGCGGTGAGGACATGCTGGCAAACTACCGCGCCAATATCGGCGGCTGATTGCCCCACACTTCCCCCTGCAGGCCCACTTCGGTGGGCCTTTTCTTTTGCTCTTTTAAAGCACGCTAAAAGCGTGTTAATAGACGTCTCGTCAACAATGTGCCTATCCCAACCGAAGGAGGCACATCATGCAAGTCACCCTCAAATACCCGTTTACCGCACCGTCCGGCCAGAAGATTGAGGCCGTTACTCTGCGCCGTCTCAAGGTGCGCGACCTAAAGACCATTGGTGAGCAGTCGGATGGCAAGCCAGCCCAGATGGAGCTATTGGGTGTCGCCCGTATGACAAACCTGATTCCGGAAGACCTGGACGAGATGGATGCAGCGGACTACCAGGTGCTGAAGGAGCGATTTCTGGACGTGCTGGGTATCACCGGAAACGCTGTGGACGGGGGCGGGACTACTGGCGCGGTGGTTCCGGTTTCCGCCGAGTGAGATTGACCGGCTGACGGTAGCGGATTTCTTCCGCTGGGTGGATGAGGCGGCCGATCAGATCAAACGCGAGAACGGCGACCGCTAATCAGCGCCGCCACTACCTGAACAAGCAGCCCCACCAGCAGTGACACGGCGGGCAGCCCCCAGATCAACAGCGGTACCACAAACAGCATCCCCAGCAGCAGCAACAAGACGAAGCCGAGGACGCTGCCTGCAGCCAGCGACCACGCCCACCCGATCAGTAGCACACAGGCGGTAGCAGTGCCGATGAATTGCACCAGGGTGGCGACGGTCTGGCCAATCTGTTTCGCATTATTTTCCATAGTTTCCCAGTATAGCGAAGGAGTTTTCCGATGGCGAAAGAGTTACTGGTCAGTGTCGCCATTGGTGCTGCACTTCAAGGTTCCTATTTGGCCACGTTCTCCGGTGCCAAAAGAACGCTTGGTGACCTGGGCAAAACCGCCGATAGCCTGCGCAAACAGCATGGGCAGATGGGCAAAGAGCTGGCGCGGGCCATGGCCAGTCCCAAGGCTGGTATCGGTGATCTGCGCCAGCAGTACGATAGGCTTGGTCAGTCTATTGAGCGTGTGCATGCCAGGCACAAAGCCCTAAGTGCCAGTATGCAGCGAGGTCAGGAGCTGAAAGACGCGCGCCAAGAACACATCGGAGGCATAAAAGAGAGTGCCGCCACGGCCGTGGCCATTGGTGCGCCACTACTGGGTTCAGTTAAGCAGGCAGCCAAGTTCGAGGCTGGGTTACGCGATATTGCCATCACCGGCAACCTGAAGGCCCAAGAAGAAATCGCCCTTGGCGAAACCTTGCGCCAGTCCGCCCTGGTCACCAACCAGGGGCATGAGGCCATCATGCAAGGCGTCAACACACTGGTGGCCCAGGGCATGAATGCCACCGAAGCTGGCAAGTACTCGGCCTTGCTGGGTAAAACCGCTACCGCCACCAATGCCGAGATGAACGACCTGGCCAAGATGATGTTCTCGCTCTCCAACAGCTTGGGCATCAAGGGTGAAGCCAACCTGAAAGAGGCGCTGAACCGGGCTGCCTACGGTGCCAAGCTCGGCCAGTTCGAACTCAAGGCCATGTCGCAATACTTGCCCACCTTGACCAGTACCTTCGCCGCCAAAGGGATCAAAGGCCAAGAGGCGCTGACCCAGATTATTGCCAGTCTGGAGGTTGGCCGCAGCGCAGCCGGTACCGATGGTGAGGCCGTGACCAATCTGGTCAACTGGATGAGCCACATGAACACCGACCACACCTCCAAGGCGTACGGCAAGGCGGGGGTGAATTACCAGCAGTCGATGCAGAACCTGGTGGCACAAGGCTATTCCAGCTACGAGGCCAGCCTGCAGATTGCTGACAAGTTCATCACCGGCAAGGGCGACGCCTTCATGGCGCAGTGGCAGAAGGCAGGCAAGGCAGGCGACGAAAACGCCCAGCGCCAGTTGATGGAGAGCTTCGGCCTGAACGAGGTGTTCACTGACATCCAGACCATCAACCACCTGCTGGCCATGCGCCAGAACTGGGACAAGTACCAGCAGAACAAAAAGCAGATGGGCAGCACGCAGGCGCTGGGCACTATCGATGAGGATTACGCCAAGCGGGCACAGACCGCGCAGAAAGCTTGGGAGCGCTTCACCACGCAGATTGCCGATGTGGCCATCACCATCGGTAGCGTGTTCCTGCCCGCGCTATCGGACACGCTGGACTCGCTGGTGCCGGTCATCCGCAACTTCGGCGCCTGGGCCAAGGAAAACCCTGGTGTCTTGCGCGGCATCATCGGCCTGGTTGGCGGGATTGTTGCCCTGCGCACTGCCGCCTTTGGTCTGAAGTTCCTTGGCAACTTCATGTTCCTGGCCCCAGCGAATTCGATCGGTACAGCCTGGGGGGTACTGACCAGCCGCTTCGCTATCTTTCGGGCACTGATGGCCGGCGGAACAGCACGTTTTCCGCTACTGCTGCAATTTTTCGGTATGGGGGCGGATCGTGCCAGCAAGTTTGGCAGCGTCATCACCGCATTGACCGGTGCAACTCGCGGGTGGGGTGCCACCGTATCGGGTCAACTGACTGGCAGCATTCGGGGGGCGGTAGCTGCAGCACGTACCTGGATCATCACGCAAGGGGCCTGGGTGCGTACCAACCTGCTGACCATGTCGGGTATTCGTGGGCTGGTTGGCGCCATGGTCGGCCCCTTATTGGGCCGAGTGCATGTGGTTACGGCAGCGATGCGATCCTGGGCGGCTACTTCGTGGTCTTGGGTACGCACTAACCTGCTGACCACTGCAGGGATTCGTGGGCTAGCCAATTCTATGGCCGGTGCTTTGCCAGGCAGATTCCAGGCGGCTACTACAGCAATGCGGACCTGGACAGCTGCGTCATTGTCTTGGGTGCGCACCAACCTGCTCACCACTGCAGGTTTGCGGGGTTTGGCGGCCTCATTCGGTGGGCAATTGGTTTCGGGCATTCGCACCGCGACGGTAGCGGTGCGGGCGTTCTCTCTTGCACTGCTGACCAACCCCATCGGTATTGCAGTCGCCGTCATCGGGGGTGCCGCATTCCTGGTTTACAAGTACTGGCAACCGATCAAGGGCTTCTTCGCCGGCCTGTGGCAAGGGTTACGCTCGGGGCTCGCCCCGTTGATGCCGGCATTCCGTCAGTTGGCCAGCGTGGCCAGCGCCGCCTTCGTCCCTTTGATGCCCCCTTTGCGTGCCGTGTGGGGCTGGCTAAAGAATATCTTCCAGCAAGCCAACGACACCGGCGGTGCGGCGAGAAACCTTGGCGTGGCGGTTGGCCAGGGTATTGCCAGTGCGGTCATGTGGGTTGGCCGGCTGGTCAAGTCGGTGTTCGATCTGCCGGGCAAGTTCATTCGGCTCGGCGGTGACATCGTCGATGGCTTGGTGAATGGCATCAAAACAAAGTTTGGTGCGGCCCGCGACACCATCGTCCAGTTCGGTAGCAGCATCAAGGGTTGGTTTACCAGCACCCTCGGTATCAAGTCGCCTTCGCGTGTCTTTATGGGTTTCGGTGACAACATCGCACAGGGTGCGGCCATCGGCATCGGTCGTACCGCTGGCATGGTGGCCAAGGCTACCGCCGGCATGGCACTGGCCACGACCACCGCCTGGGGCCAGCCAGCCTTGCCGGCACCCGCCCTGGGTGCGCTTCCGTCCGTGAACAACACCATGCAGACGGTGCACCAGCGCATCGTACCTGCCACGCCAACGCTGCTGGTGCCACGTCTACCCACGGTCGTACCACCTGGTAGTACCCCGGAGCGGGAGTGCCTGGCCGAGCGGGTGAAAGAAGCACGTGCCGCCACCCCGACGACGGGCGCAGCGGGTGCGGCGCAAGCAGCCATGCATATCGTGTTCTCCCCACAGATCACCCTGCAGCCCGGCACGCCCAAGGAGGTGCAGCAGCAGGTCAGCCAGGCGATGCAGCTTTCCTTTGCCGAGTTCGAGCGAATGATGAAGCGCTACGAGGCCGACAAGAAACGCCGTAGCTATGGAGGTAACAGCTGATGTATGCCGTATTGGGTGAAATCGAATTCGACCTGATTACCTACTTCGACGGCATGGAAGCGCATTTCGGTAGCGACTACGCGGAGCACGCGCTGATCGGCGGCAAGCCGAAGCTGCAGTTCGTCGGTGACAAACTGGACGAGATCCGCATCGACCTGGTGTTTCACGCTACCTACTGCGACCCGGAAGCCGAGCTGATCCGTCTGCGGGGGGCCATGCAGTCTCGCGCAGCCTTGGCATTGGTACTGGGCAACGGCGACTACAAGGGCCGCTTCGTCATTACCGCCCTGCAGGCCACCGGCCGCCATACCGACCGTGCCGGTAGCCTATTGGCAGCGGAGGCACAGCTGTCGCTGAAAGAGTTCACCGGCCAGGCGCGCAAGCCCCAAGCACCCGCGCTGCAGGGGCTCACTAGCGCGCTGCTGCCCGCCAGCCGGGTGCCGCTGGCCAAGAGCTTTCCGCAGGCGACCAGCACGCTGCTGAAGGCTAACGCGGGCGGTCTGGGCCTGGCTGTGGCACGTGCCAAGAGCGCCTTGGCCACTTCCAGTGGTGTGATCCGCACGGTGCAGGGCTTGCGCAGCCTGGCTGGCCGCGACCCATTGGCGGTAATCGGCCGCCTGCCAGGCGTGATGCGCGATGCCCAGGGTGTATTGCCCGGTCTCGGACTGGCCACTGTCAGCATCCAGCAGTTTGGGCAGCTAGCGGCCACAGCTGGCGATGCCGGACGGCTGGCCAAGGGGCTGGCACGGGTCAAGAGCGACCTGTCGTCACTGTCTGGTCTGCTGTCTGGCGCCGATGGCAACAACCTGCAGGGCAAGCTGTCGGCGGCCGGTGGCCTGACCGACCGTACTGAGCAAGAGCTGGACGCGCTGACCAAGCCGCTAGCTCGCCTCGCCGCCAAGGCTGCCACACGCAGCACCCTTTCCTGATAGGCCCGCCATGTACCTGAACCACCTGACCCAAGACGGCGACCGCTGGGACTCGATCGCCTGGCGCTACTACGGCGACGTCAAGCACGTGCCGCTGCTGATTGAGGCTAACCCGCATGTGCCTGTCGTTGAGGTATTGCCCGGAGGCCTGAACCTGGCCATCCCGGTGATCGAGGCCGAGGCCGCCACCGCACTCGAGGCGCTGCCACCATGGAAACGCTGAACGACTACCGGCTGGCAGATGTGTCGACGCCAGCCTTCGACCTCGCGTACAACGGCAAGGCCATCACCGCCGACATTGCCCCCTTCGTACTGGGCATCACCTACACCGACCACCTGTCCGGCGAGTCGGACGAGCTGGACGTCGAACTGGAGGACAGCGACGGCCGCTGGCTCGACAGCTGGTACCCGGATAAGGGCGCTGCACTGACACTGAAGCTAGGCTACCTGGGGGCGCCGCTGGTCTCGGTCGGCCGCTTCGATATTGATGAGGTCGGCTACCAGGCGCCACCGTCCACGGTCCGTATCCGCGCCCTGGCCACCGGCGTGCAGAAGGCTGTCCGCACCCGCAAGGGCCGTGCCTACGAGAAGAGCACGCTGGCGGCCATCGCCCAGCGCATGGCCAAGGCGCACAAGATGACGCTGGTGGGCAAAATCGAAGCCATCGCCATCGACCGGGCCACGCAGTATCACGAGACCGATCTGGCCTTCCTTGCCCGCCTGGCCGGGGAGTACGGCTACGCCTTCAAAGTGACCGAGAACAACAGCAGGCTCGTGTTCTGGAAGATGGCCGACCTACACTTGGCCAAGGCTGTACGCAGCTACAGCCCGGAGCAGCTGATCAGCTGGCAAGCCACCGACAAGCTGAGCGACGTACCAGCCTCTGCACAGGTGAAGTACCACGACCCCAAGCGCAAGAAGCAGGTTGTGTACGGTGTGAAGAATGGTGAAACCACCGTGGTTGGCAGCACCGATTCCGGCAAAGGCAGCAGCGCCGACACCGTCAAGCTGATCCGCCGCGCACCGACCCAGCAGGCCGCCGAGGCGCAGGCCCGCGCCCACCTGGATCGCAGGCTGCTCGACCGCACCAGTATGGAGATCACGCTCGAGGGCGACCCGGTGTTGGCCGCAGGCAGCGTGATCACGCTGACCGACCTAGGCAAGCTGTCCGGCAACTACACCATTACTCGCGCCACCCACCGCATCAGCCGGGGCGATGGCTACCTGACCACGCTGGAACTGAAGCGCGTGGCGCCGGCCGCCAAAGCCAAGAGCGCCACCAAGAAGCCGGCCGCCCCCAAGGGGATGGTGGTGTACGGAGTGAAGAACAACCAGGTGCAAGTGGTCGGCACTACCACCAAAAGGAAATGAGCATGAACGAAACCTTTGCCGAAGCCGGCTCAACCCTGAAGTTCGGCACCGTGGCCGCCGTCGACGAGAAGACCATGCGCGTGCGGGTGCGCCTGCCCGAGCTGGACAACCTGCGCACGGCCTGGCTGCCGGTACTGACCCGTAAGAGCAAGCGTGACAAGGACTACTGGCTGCCCGATCTAGGCGAGCACGTGGCCGTGCTGCTGGATGCACGCGGTGAGGATGGGGTGGTGCTGGGCGCGATCTTCTCGGAGGCCGACGCGGTGCCGGTGGCCAGCCGCGACAAGTGGCACCGCCGCTTTGCCGACAATACCGAGCTGGAATACGACCGCGCCAGCCATATGCTGACGATCAAGGGCGGCATCCAGAAGGTGATCGTCGAAGTCGGCGCGGAGATCCTGCTCAAGGCCGGCACTAAGGTGACGATCGACACGCCGGACACCGAAGCCACCGGAAATCTGCTGGTCAAGGGCAAACTGACCTACCAGGGCGGCATGGCCGGCTCGGGTGGCGCTGGTGCGGCCGCTACCATCAGCGGTGGCGTGCAGGTCGAGGGAGACGTCCAGGTCGACGGTAATATTGACGCCAGCGGCAGCGTGATGGATGGCGGCGGCAACTCTAACCACCACAGCCATTAGGGTTTGGGCTGATCGCGCTTGGCGATGGCCGCTTTGGCACCTGCAGGCAAACGATCAAACAGTGCCTGGGCCTTGTTTGGTTTGGAGATCATCTCGTCGACAATGATGTTAACCATCTCGAACAGCACAATGGCGGTTTCGGCATCGTCTTCCAGCTGCAGCTCGCCGGGGTGAACCGCGTTGTTACCGATGACCCTAATTGCGTCCAGCGCTTGCTGCACCATTTCGGACAGATTGCGCTCGCGTACCAACATCTTGATATCGTCGTTAATGTTCTGGCCTGGCATGCCCAGATTTTTGCACAGCTTCTGCACTACCAGCCGTAGTAAGGCGGCTGAACCACGCGGCGATCGTGCAAAGATGTCGCGGGCTTCCATAAAGTCACCCTTGCAGTCTTCTGGAAGGTCTGGGCTGGGCATAGGTGCAGTGGATGCATAGGGGAAAAGCTGAGTACTTTTCTTTGCGTTTTCGGCATTAGCTTCTTCTGCATACTCCAGATCTGTGTGCAGATATACACCCTCCCATATGCTGTGTCGCTCGCAATGCTCGCACCTTACTGCATGCACTTCTATATCCTTTATTTCGAAGTTCTGTTTGTATGAATAGAGACGGCTCCAGACCATTCTTGAGTAGGCATTGCAGTGTGGGCAATTAAACGCGTCTTTGTAAAACTCAGGTGCTTCATAGTGCATAGCCATCTCCCATTGTCATAGCTCGATTTTAACCCGCTTTACTATCCTGTGGCCGTTGCTGGCGACATCCTGTCGCCATGACCCGGCTATCTGACATCTCCTCTCTGCACTGGCAGCCCGCACTTGGCGGGGACGGCGTCGTTGAAAACTTCGACGACATCCACCAGGCTATCCGCGTGATCCTGCGCACCCCGAAGGGTGCCGATCCGCTACGGCCGCAGTTTGGCAGCAAGCTGCACCAATATATCGATTACCCGGTGGATCGCGCCCGGCCGCATGTGGTGCGAGAGGCTGTTGAAGCAATCAGCGACCCGCTCTACGGCGAGCCGCGTGTCACCGTGGAGCGCGTGCTGTTTGACCACCTCGCACCCGGCCATGTCCGCCTCCTTGTGCAATCGCACCTGGCCAACGGCGTGCAGATCGAGACGGAGGTAGCGCTGTGAGCGACCTCCCCAAGTTCATTCCCGATGACCCGACAGCGGTCACCCAGGAGCTGATCAGCGCCTACGAGGCGATGACCGGCAAGACGCTGTACCCGGCCCATGTCGACCGCTTGATGATCGACCTGATTGCCTACCGCGAGAGCGTCACCCGCGCCGCTATCAACGACACTGGTCGCCAGAACCTGGTGGCCTTCGCCCGCGCGCCGATGCTGGACTACCTGGGCGAGTTGGTGGGCGTGAGCCGGCTGCCGGCACAAAGCGCCCGCGGCACCGTGCGCCTGACCTTCACCGAAGCCTTGGCCAGCGCCCTGGCCATCCCCGCCGAGACCCGCGTCGAGACCGGCAGTGGCGTGCAGTTCCAGACCGAAGCCCTGATCATCGTCCCGGCCGCCGCCACCTATGCCGACCTGGCCGTGGTGGCGATCGAACCCGGTTCGGCCGCCAACGGCTACTTGCAGGGCCAGGTGAACGCGCTGGTCGATGACCTGGGTGTCGACGTCGACACGGTGGCCAACCTCGGCGTCACGCTGGGCGGTGCCGACGAAGAGACCGACGACCGCCTGCGCGATCGCATCCGTTTGGCCCCCGAGTCGTTCACCGTTGCCGGCAGCCGCCTGGCGTACCGCCACCACGCCCTGCGTGCGCACCAGGACATCGTCGACGTAGCCGTAGTTGGCCCACAGCTGGTGATGCAGAACGGCCAGCTGGTCTCTCAGAACGGCGTGCCGGCCGGCGTGGTGCGCCTGTTCCCGCTGGTGAAGTCCGGCCTGCCGGGGGCATCCATCCTGGCGGCCGTCACCGCCACCTGCAGCGCCGACAAGACGCGGCCGATGACCGACCTAGTCGAGGTGCTGCCACCGGTGGAGTACCCCTACGCGATCCGCGCTCGCCTGACCCTGTTCAGCAGCGCCGATGCCAGCACCACCTTGGACACTGCCCACGACGCGGCTGCAGCTTACGCGCTCACCCAGTCCGCAGCACTCGGCCGCGACCCGGTGCCGTCGCAGATCGTCGCGGTGCTGTCGGTCGCCGGCGTGTACCAGGTCGAACTGTTGGAGCCGCTCCAGGCACTGGCCGTACCGCCGGAAGGCTGGGCGCATTGCACCGAGATCAGCGTGGAGCTGGCGGGAGGCATCGATGGCTGACCGCCTGCAGCAGACCGCCGTGCCCAACGTACTGGCCAACGATCCGCGCTTCGGCCCGCTCGCCACTCTGACCGAGCGCTTTTCCCGGCTCGACCTGTCGACACTGCTGGTTTATCTGGTCGACCTGGTCGGCGCAGACCTGCTGCCGCTGCTGGCCGAGCAGATGCATGTGATGGGCGACGAGGGCTGGCTGCTGGCTAACACCGACGAGCAGCGCCGCACCCTGATCAAGCGGGCCGTCGAGCTGCACCGCTACAAGGGCACGGTGTGGGCGGTGAAGGAAGTATTCGGTGTGCTGAACGTGGATGTGACGCTGGTGGAGTGGTGGCAGCAACAGCCGGCGGCCGCACCGTACACCTTCGCGCTGACGGCCTGGGTCAACAGCAACTTGTTGCCTGGCGCGCCAGTACTGACGGCCGAGCTGTACGAGCGGCTGCAGCGCATGGTCGACATGGTCAAGCCGGTGCGTTCCAGCTTCGACTTCAAAGTGGGGGTGCGTTTCGACCAGCCGCTACAGATCGCCAGCGCCGGCCAGATCGCCGCCGTTGGCCGCTGGAGCAGCGAGGTTCAGCCAGTCCAGCCGACGCTGGCGCAGCAGCCCTTGCGGCTCGCCAGTGTCGGCCAGGCTGCCGCTGTCGCCCGCGTCAGCGCCACGCCTGTTGCAGTGCAGCCGACCGCCGCCCTCAACCCTGTGCGGCTCGCCAACGCGGCGCGGCCGCTGTCCATCATTCGCGTATCCATGGAGGCCCAATGAGCACCCCCTTACTGCCGACCATCACCGAGGCCGGCCTCAACGCGATCTGGCGCGCGTCGAACGACGGCGTGTCGGCCCAGATCACCCACATCGCCCTCGGCGACGCCGCGTATACCCCGAACCAGGGCATGACGCGGCTGCAGTCCGAGCGCGCCCGCTACCCGGTGGCCGACGGCCAGCGCCTGACCAGCCGCCAGATCCACCTGACCGCGCTGGCGGACGGCAATGCCGAATTCTGGGTGCGGGAGGTGGGCTTCTACCTCGCCGACGGCACCTGCCTGGCGATCTGGAGCGACCCGGCCAAGCCACTGGCTTACAAAGCCAGCGGTGTCGACCTGCTGCTGGCCTACGACCTGACTCTGTCGGCGGTACCGGCGGACAGCGTCACGGTGCAGTCGACCGGGGCTGGGCTGTCGCTGGCGATGGCCGAGGAATACACCGAGCTGGCCATCGCGCAGATCAGCGAGATGCATCGCGGCATGAAGCGTGGTGATGAGCTGAACGAGCAGGGGCGGCGACTTACCGCTGCAGAGCGATGGCTTAAAGAAGCCGAAGAACAAGTTGCAAAGGCCGCAGGCCAGGGCATGCAGCTGAAAGCCGTGGTTGACGAACGCCACGCACAGATAACCGAGCTGGCTACAGCGCAAGCCGCCGGCCTCATCAATCTGCAACGCATTGCGCTGCAGCCTTTCCTTGGGAGTTGACTATGAGTCTTGAGAAAAACATCGCGGACCTTGTTGCCGCTGCAAACGGGCTGACGGGTGAAGTCGCCGCAAAAATGGGGCAAATCGATGCCAAAGTAGCCGCTGAAATCGCCGAGCTGGAAAACTGGCGGGCGGGCGTGCGTGGTGAATACCCGGCGATCAACACGTTCCCCAACAACCTGTTGTGGAGCGGTGCAGCTGCCGGTGTTGAAGATGGCACTGTCGGCGTTAAAGGCACGCTGCCGACCGGCTTCTACGCCTGGTGCTCGAATAGCGAAGTCATCATCTTGGGAACGCGTCCGCTGGTAGATGGTGAATACGGCTTTATCCGGCCGCAGCACTACTGCCCACTGCCGCAAGTGCTGCGCGTGCGCGTGATTCCGCGGCCGGGTACGACACAAGACCAGGGCGGCGTACCCGTCATTCCTCTGCCGCTTGCGTGGGGCTATCCGATGTCCGTGGCGGGTCGGTCGATCACGCTGTCTGTCTGGGCACGGCTGGCATCGGGCGTGATGACTGGTGAGCCGAATAACAGCAAGATCATCGGTACGCAGTGGAAGCGTATCGCAAGCCACCACAATGGTGACGACGGCCTGCGTGCTTACTACGGCCAGGTCCTCGTCGGTATGACGGCGCCCATCGAGCTTGAGTTCATGCTGCCGCATGCATGGCTGGGCTATTTGCCAGACGAACATTTGCCGATCTACGCCCGCGCAATGCAGCCCGCGTAACAAGAAAAGGAGAAGTCTATGAATGCAACGAATAATGATCTGCTGGCGCAAATTGCGGCCGGCCATGCCCGTGAGCTGTGCGCACATCACATCCGCGCGCACTATCCAGAGTACCGCCAGCTTAATGTGCTGATGGCTGACGACGCGGCAGAGAAAGCGAAGATGAAGACTTTCATTGATGCCTGCCGCGACTGGTCGAACGGCGAGAACCCCGACCCGTCTGCACTGGCCGAGATCAATCCGTGAAGCTCCCGCACCTGGTGATCTACACCGACCGCTTGCCGGTCGGTGTGGCCGGTGCGGCCAACGGTCCGCTGGTACGCATCCGCCCGGCCTACCGCCACGATGCCGGCCTGCACGCTCATGAATACCGTCATGTGCTGCAGTGGTGCCAAGCTAGTGCCATAGCAGCGCTGCTGCTGGTGGTCATTGTGCTGGCCTGCGGCGGCCTGCAGGGCACGCTGCTGGCGCTGTGGCCACGCTACCGGCAGTGGTGTGAGGTGCAAGCGTACAAGGAGCAGGTGCGACACGGCCTGCGTCTGGATGACGCTGCACGGCACTTGATGAGTTCCCGCTACCAGTTGGGATTGCAGTACAACGATGCGCGCCGCTTGTTGAGCGCGTAGGAGAGAAGACAGCGACCGGGTGGGTGTTAGAGCACCCGCCCGGCCAGCTGACCCGCAGAGATAGCCTGCAAGTCATCCCAAGGCTGCCTACCGTAGGCCCACGGTTCGGTAAGCCTATCGGTGATTTTCACATTTGGAAAGAGGCTTGCAGATGTTACAAGCAACAGCAACACCCATCGTGCCGTGGATCGGCGGCAAACGTCGCCTGGCAAAACACATTCTCCCGTTGTTCCCGGAGCACACCTGCTACGTCGAACCGTTCTGCGGTGCGGCCGCGCTCTATTTCCTGAAAGAGCCGACCAAGGTCGAGGTGATCAACGACGTGAACGGCGAGCTGGTCAACCTATATAGGGTCGTGCGCCACCATCTGGAGGAGTTCGTCCGGCAATTCAAATGGGCGCTGACCTCGCGGCAAATCTTCAAGTGGCTGCAGATCACGCCCGAGGAGACGCTGACCGACATCCAGCGTGCGGCGAGATTTTTCTACTTGCAGAAGATGGCATTTGGCGGCAAGGTCGAATCACAGTCGTTCGGCACGGCGACCACCAGCCCACCCAAACTGAACTTGCTGCGCCTGGAAGAAGACCTGTCGGCCGCACACTTGCGCTTGAGCCGTACCTACATCGAAAACCTGGACTGGGCGGACTGCATCAGGAAGTACGATCGGGAGCACACACTGATCTACTGCGACCCACCGTACTGGGGCACCGAAGGCTATGGCGTCGACTTCGGCCTGCACCAGTACCAGCGCATGGCCGAGCTGGCCAAAACCATCCAGGGGCACATGATCATCTCGGTCAACGACATCCCGGAAATGCGCCAGGCGTTCGACGGGCTGACCATTGACCGGGTGGACATCAACTACACGGTGGGCGGTGCCGGCCGCAGCAAGGACAGGAAGGGCGAGCTAATCATCCGCAACTGGTGA